AACAGGGACTTTTATTTCAGGTGTCTTGATAACAGGTACTTTTACTTTAGGTGTCTTGATAACAGGTACTTTTATTTCAGGTGTCTTAATAACAGGTACTTTTACTTTAGGTGTCTTGATAACAGGTACTTTTATTTTAGGTACTTTTATTTTAGGTACTTTTATTTTAGTTACATCCGCTACTTTAGTTACATCTGCTGTTACATCTGCTGTTGTATCCGCCACTTTCTTCACAACTTTCTTTACTGTTCCACCACCACCTCCACCACCTCCTACACAGAGAGAGAGTTCACCTTTATATTCAAAAGATTTAGAATCTGTTTTTATTAGTTGACCATCTAACCACTCATAGTTTATTTCTGTATATATTTTCATAATTTTATAATGGTACGTAATATTGGTAGCGAATAATTATTTCTTGTTTAGTTGATTTTGCCACTTCTTTCACTATCTTAGTAAAATATTCAAGGTCACTATAACCGATGATTCCTACACATTCATTTTCTTTTGCAAACTTTTTAATTACAGGATAACCGTCAAACCAACGCTGAAGTATGGTAGAGTTATCTACATCTTTGGTACGAGTCAAAGAAAATATTACTAAAGTTTTTCTTTCTGTAAACTCACAAGTCTGTATGTGTGTAAGTAATAAATAGTCATCGTCATTTTCAATCCACAAATGCATACTTCGATTAAAAGGATTCATCAATCTACCATAGATACCTTTTAAATATTCTTCTGAACCTCCATCTGTAAAAAGATCTCCACCTTCAGTAGCTTCACTAGCTATTATGAGATGCTCCTTATATGTCTTCCAATTTTCTTTTATCTTTTTTGGTAGTAATAATTTTAACACTAATCCCCTCAGTCCTTCGGCTTTTTCTTAGTTAATTGTTTAGAGGCACCTATTTCTTTGCGTAGAATTGAGCTTTACTTCCACCAGTACCTTCTCCTGTTTTCTTCTTAGCTTTACTTTTAGTTTGACTAGACTTCTCGGAAGAAGACTTAGAATAGTTTGTAGAAACAGTATCACTAACTTCTGGAGTGTTGTCGTCTTGAGGCCTTAGAGAACGAGTGTTTCTTTCCACAAACTCTTGTATTCCTTCCATACCCATTTCAAAAGATGACATGGCATCACTACTTGCTTCTCCTATATTACTTTGTGCTGCTCTAGTCTGCTCATCTAACTTTTCTCTCTTGTATTGCCTTGCTCTTTTATCAGCTTCATACTTAGCTTTTGAAATAGTTTGAGTATTAGCTCCTAAAGTTCCACCGCCCATATATTATCCTTCATTAATGAATAGTCTCCAATCCCCACCTTCTGTGCCGGAGTGATGATTAAGTTTTTTAGATAAAAGGGAGAAGTAAGGAGACTCCGGTTCACATGGGAGAACAAACTTACTTACCCCGTCATTTGAAAGAAGAGCATTTATGATTTGAAATATTGAAAATGAATCTCTTCCTTTTATTTTCTGTGTGTGCATCCACCAATAAACTGTTGGACTATAGAGACAAAATGCTCCTACAATATCCTCACCCTTCTTAACTACATGGGTAGGCATAAGTGGATGTCTGTTACCGTCCTTCTCAGCTTCTTTGTAAACTTCCAGTCTCTCTTCTTCTGACTGTATTGGTCTTATGTTTAGATGGCTATTTAATGTATTCATAGTATGTGTGTGTTTTTGGTTACCTGTTCAGACCCCCACCTTTGTATTTTTTATGGGAAACTGATTTAGCTTTTCCTTTACTTACCTTTCGGTACTTCTTTCTGGTTTGTGTGGCAGACTTAGGCCCGGCATTCATCTCAAACTCAGCAGCATCTACTTCTGGTTCATCTCTCATTGCTGGAGGAGGAGGTTGTGGAGGCATCTGAATTTTTGGCATTTTAGGTGCTCTACCTAGACACATTATCATCCTCGTAAAGTTGTTTAAGTCTATCCACCACAGACATTTGTCCTTGTAAGAATAATAATTCTACTTCAGTTGTCCCTTTAGGTGGAAGTACGTTAGGAAACATTTCTTCCATGTATTGAATTAATTCTTTGGATACTAAGTTATAGTCCATAAATGTCCTTATATTTCACAGTTACCAGCAGTACAGGCTAACTCTTGGGAGCCAGAAGTACTGTCAAGTGTTTCATATTTAAGAAGATTGTCCCAATTAATAGTGGGTAAACTCTTGCTTAATGTGTCAAATTCTTCCTCAGAACACTCTGTATACGGTGCTTGCTTATAAATGTAGTCAGAGTAAGGTAAAAATGATACTCCAGATATGTCATCAAAGTTTTTGAAGACGAAAGAACCGACCTCAAGCCACTCCTCTTCCTTAACGGAAATAGTTTGGCTAACTTTGTGTTCTGCCCAAAACTTAGAATAAATTCCATGAAGTTCTAGCTGACCAATAGCGGAGAGATCTTTTCTTGTTAGAGAATACTTAGGGGATCTCATGGGGAAAGAAAAGACCATGACATTACTGGGATTAGTTATGTCAGGTTCATAAGGTACTCCACTATCAATCAGTAGTGTACACAGGGGATCTTTTACATCAGTTCTAACTGTTCTAATGTAGTAAGGACTGTGGCGTGTGTGGATTCCAGAAGAAGAGTCAACAAGTTGACTAACTGTTCCAGAAGGTTTAACGCAAGTTATACTAGCAGACTTGTTTATACCAAGTTCATCAGCATGTTCTTCGTTAGTCTTTATAGCTTTTTCTCTTAGCTTAGTAAGTAGATTAGGGAGGTTTTCACCACTTGACCCATTAGTAAGTGGGCAATCCATTATACCTGTGAGTGAGACACCAAGTAGTCTCTCCTCTTCACAGTTTATTTTCCACTTGTTAGTTAAGTACCTAAAACTTGTTAGGGTGGACTGCCATGTACCTAGTATTGTTGCAAGTTCTACCTTCTTTAGTAAGGAGGTTGGTGTGTCATCACTTCTAACTACTGCTTCAGTTAAGTTACAGAACTCTCGTGGTCTCAGGATTATCTCTGAACATGGGTTAGTACCAAAGTCATCTCTCTCTTCTCTCCTGTCTCCTTTAAGTGGATTATTTATGTCTACATTTAAGTTATTAACATGCTTCTTAGCATTAGCACTACTGAATATACCACGTTCACCAGACTTTGAGTTATATAAGGCTTGCCATTCCTTTAGAAATGTTCCTACATCTGGATTACCATGATAATTAGCAGAGTTATTAGCAAGAGCACGTTGGGATTGTCTACCCCACCACTCTCCTGATTTACAGGTACGCATCTGTTCATCACCTACATCACTTAAGGATAGCAAGGCACTCCTTCGTACACCACCCACTACAACAACCTCTGCTGTCTTACATACTAAGTCATGACATTGTAATGGAGTCAGCTTAGTTGATGTTGCATCCTTAAATGTTCTCACTGCAAACCTAAATAGTTCCTCTAAAGGTTCAGGGCCACTAGCTCTACCACCAAAGGTTTTCAAAGGTGCTCCAGCTTCTCTAACCCCACTTACATCCCACTTAGGTATTAAACCAGAATAGAGAAGTGACATTAGTTCTCGGAATGCTTTCGCCCATCCTAACTTAGAGTCTCTAACAACTATAACTGTGTCAGTCTCATGTAATGTCTCAGGTACAAACGGAAGTAAACTAGTGTACTTGTATTCAACTGAGAACCCAACACCTGTACCATTCATGAGGATATAAAGTAACTCATCAAATGATCTTGGAGAGTCAATAGGTAAGTAGGCACAGTTGTAACCTGCTACATTCTCTTTATCTAACGCTTCTCCTGCGGTCATTAGACACCTCATTGACGGCATAATTTGCAGGGAAAGTATTGCACTCCTTAGTACGCTTTCTAACTTCTTGTCTACTGTGTAACCACAGTTCTCTTTGAGATGTCCTTTAAAGAACCTGAAGTACCTGTCTACTGTTTCCTCCCATGTCTCTCTTCGTTGTTTAAAGTAGTCCCAACGTGAGTATCTTGAGAGGTGAATATACTGTTGGTACTGTGTCGGTAATGTGTTACTCATGCTTTTTCTACCTCTAGTTCAATAAGTTTTTCTAAGTATGTTCTTGCTTTAAGTAAGTCATTTACTCCACCTTTATGTGGGTATCGAGTAATGTATTTAATCACGTTTCCCTCTAGAAAGTCTAACTCATTAGAAATTATGTATTCAAGAGGTGTAATACCTAACCCTACGTAATGTTTAGGGCTAGTTACTTCTTCATTCTCATGTACCCATCGTATGTTATCTTGGTCATTGGTACCTCCACCAAC